ACCCAGAGATCTATAAAGTTTCTTCTGGAAGTATTCGATATCAGAGAGTTCACCCAAGTTCTGACCACCAGGCAGAGTGGTGATCTCAGTTCCTCTACCACCTTCACGACGTGGCAGCCAGAAATCTTCCAGCATACTCATGTATTTCTTATCGTCACGAATCTCACCAGTCTGTGCATTATACACAAGCTTGTTACGATAACGATTCATAACATCACGGAGATATTGTTCTGCCTTTACCTTAGGCAGATTACCCACATCAATGTAGAAAATTCTACGTTCAGGTGCTCTACTCAAACGATAGATAACCAGAGAGTCTTCAATCATTCTCAGTTGATTGAGAGACTTAGTTGCTTTCTGTAGATAAGATAGTACAGTGTGACGATTTCTATCAACCAGTCCAGATGTACAATAAGAGATAGAATCTGGAGCAAACTTAACTCCCTTTGCTCCACCACCAGCAGAAGGAACTGTGGTTGGATAATTCATCTTTGGAGTATACATGAAATACTCCTCAAGTTCAGGGAAGACTACCTTTTGGGCATCATCGACTCCCCTTACTTTGAAGATATCTGCTCTATCTTTATTTTGATTCTTTTCTTTTCTTACATACCTCATCTTCAGAGCATCGATATATCTCAGCTCTTGAATGCCATCCTGAGGTCTCTTGATATCAATTACTTTGTTGTAATAAATTCTTCCGTCAACATACCAGTTACGGAAGATCTCATGAGATTTTTTATCAAAGTCTAGAAGATCTTTGATGTGCTTGAATTCTTTTCTGATTTTATCTTTGATTCCATCACTAGCATTCAAATTACTCAGATCAATCTCAACAGGAGAATCATCCAGGTCACTAACAATAGCTTCATTGATTACGTTTTCAATTGCTTGATCACACTCTGGATGGAGTGACATCTCACGATATCTACGAATCAGTTCGTACTCACTTCTATAAACACCTTCAAAGTCAATTGTTTGGCTACCAAAAGCTGTTGAAACATAAAAATCAGCCCCATCCTCGTTGGTAGGAGGAACGGGACTGATTACACTTTTTGATTTATCTTCGTTTTCCTCAATCGAAAAACCAAACAACCTTGCCATTTTAAAGTAATGCGTTCTATCTGACTATTTATTAGACGATAGAACCACCATTTCCAGCAGCTTCCCACCACTGAACTTGGAGTTCAACAGTGAACTCTTCAATAGCATCGGTGTTATCGTAGTTCAGATCAATTGCAGAGACTGCTGTTGGGAAGATACCATGGAACTGATAACTTCTCAAAATTGGTTGATCTGTGCCACTTTCTTGAGCACCACCACCACTGGTAACTGGAGCACGACCCAACTGATGAACAATAGCATCAGTTTGATAATCGATAGGATCTGTGTTACCAGAGTTATCGGATACCTTGGCAACAGAGTTCATCCATCTTTCGAAGGAAGATCTGATTGCGAAGTCGGTATCGTTGATAACTGTGATTGTCCAAACATCAAATGTTCTGTCACCAGCAATCTTAAGATTACGTCCTCTGAAAGGAATGGTGATAGGTGTGATGTTGGATGCTGGGAGGTTTGCTCCCTTTACCAAGAATCTGGATTTGGAATCCAAGTCATTGACACTAGAGTCAACTACGTCATCTGGGAAAGTTAGTACAACCTCAAACAGATTAGGTCTGGCGATGCCGCCAGACAATCTGCTCTTGAATCTGTCGATAGTTCGATCAGCTGTCTTTGGGGGATTTTGTTGTTGAATTAAGTCTGCCATCGGTTTGTTACCTCTTTAGATTAAACTCCGAGAACTTCCTCAAAGCTGACACCCGTGCGAGTGGCAACGAAGGTCAGACCGATGAAGTTAATCGAACGTGCGGGTTTGATGTAAATATCGGCAACAAATTCATTGTTATCGATGACCGCAGCTGTGTTGTTTGTTTCATCACACTTGACTACAAAGTCAGTGATGCCTCTCTTTGCTTGAACATCACGAAGGAAAGGTTCAACGATGCTAACAAAGTTTGTTCTTGTAATCTCATCATTAAACTCAAACATCTGATCTCTGGCAGCAGCAGAAATTGCTCTTTCCAGATAGATGAACAAACGACGAACGTTAATTCTATCGAAGGCAGATGCCCTTGCTAGTCCTGTCTTATCACCGAACAGAACAATACCGGAACCAGGGGAGAAGATGACTGGGTTTACTCTATTTGAGTAAAGAACGTCTCTCTGTGACTTGGTTGGGTTGTATGCCAACTTCACAGCATTCAGAATAGATCCTCTTTGTGTTCCAGCAGGTGAGAACCAAGGGAAGTTGTTGATATCGTTTCTAGCACAAATGCCAGCAATGTCACCATTCAATGGAACATATCTGAATGTGTCGGCAAATCTATCATAAGTGTACTTGTAAGAACTATCAAATACAGCATACGAAGATGAAGGAATAGCAGAGAAGTAACTTACCAGATTATCAGTGATGGTAGAAGAATTGTTCAATGAAACACTAGCACCATCAGATAAGAATGCCTGACGATAAGGAGAAACAAATGCTACAGCATCCTGTCTTTCCTCAGCAAGAGCAATAATCTTACTGGCAATTGCTTGTGTCTCTTCTTTACCATGAGCACCGGATCCCATCAGAACGAAATCGATATCAAAGGTATCAGGATTTTCAAACAGGTCGTATCCAGAAGAAAGATCACCTACGTTTACTAAGAGTCCACCAGTTGTAGTAATACCAGTTGTACCACCATAGTCCTTACCACCAGATAGTGACAGAGTTTGATTTCCGTAAGCGTTAAATGTAATGTCGGATGCTTTCTGATCCCATCCACCATCACCAAAATTGGTAAAAGTAGTGGCACCAACACCAGCAGCAAAACCAGTCGTAGTAACACCAGATGGTGCTCCACCACCAAACAGGTTATCGGAGTTGAATTGTAACCAACCCCTCCAATACTGATCACTTCCGGCAGAGAATTGAGCATCAGTTGCCTTGGACAGACTCAGATGCTTCTCTAACAGAGTTCCAGCATTTCCACTTACTGTTCCAAGATCATCGTAAACTACAACGTGAAGTTCATCATTTCTTGAACCACGAGCAGAAGCATAACTTGTAGTTGTTGGTCTCTCTACCAATCTATTCCACTTGACATTTCCACTTGTCAGTTCAATCTCTTGCTGATCGAACCAGTCTACCTGAGCAGTGTAAGTTGAAAGTCCGACCTCACTGGAATCACTGGAATTATAAACATAAAGTGCTGTGTCAGTATTTGAACCATCACCACTATTTGCAAATCTGTAAGTGCCTCCAGGTGTATAATCCTTAGCACTGACAATTCCAGCAGCAGAAACGTGAGCAACAAACTTAACGTCTATACTAGAGTTTCCAATCTCCGTGATAATTCCTTTGAAATATCCATCAAGAACAGAAGTAGAACCAGCACCGGGAACAACTGTATTCGCGGGAACTCTTTGAGTTACTCCCATTCCAACTTCGAATGGTGTAGCATTGACTGTATTAGAACCAAAGTCGAGAGGAACTGTTATTCCTCCTTCATTGTTCGTTAAGGCAGCAGAGAGAGTAATAGAATTATTACCAATGCTGGTTACAGTTGTTCCTGCTGAAACAAAGTTACCACGAACAACCTGATTCAGAGCAATCGAAGTTGTTGTAATACCCACTGTCGTTGCTGCACCAGTGGCAATTGTTGCCGATCTGTTAGAAATTGCTTCCGTAAATGTGATCGAACCAGTGGTAGTGATTCCAGATAAAGTCTGATCTGCTCTGCCGTCAATGATGGCAACCTTTAGACCATTTGACCATGATCCTGGGTTCTTGGCAACAAATGTTTTGCCAGCAATGATATTAGTATCATATCCATTGTTCACATAATCATCATTACTCTTAATTTTTATAGAACTTCCAGACCCAACATATGCGTTCTGTAGTCCAGCGTTGTCTGATCTTACTACTCTTAATACCCCACCATAGGCAAGATAAGATGAAGCAGTATACCAATATTCGTATTGATTATTGGCACCGTATGGTTCACCGAAATTGTTGAGCAGATCTGCTTCAGTTTCGACTAATGTTGGAATTTCTACTGGTCCTTTGGCGAAAGGAGCAACAAGTCCACCAGACTTGTCAGAAGTAGGATCAACTCTCCCTGAGGTGAGGTCTACTTCTCTTACGACAATACCAGGAGATGCTAAATTCAACGGCATCTTTCTCTCCTTATGAAATCCAAATAATGCTAGAGTTATTTATTATTCGCTATGTTTACGATGGGGAAACAGTGAGTGAACAGTTTACCAATCAGGATATTCCCAATGTACAGTCGGTGTCTTATTTTTCCTAGAATCTGTGATTCTTTTTATCGTACATTTTTTACATTCGTAAGAATATGCTGATGGACCGGTTCCTCTCCTTGTTTTGTAAAACTCAGAGATGAGATCTTTAGTTAGATGACATGTCCTACACTGCCTATTCCGAAATATTAAGTGTTCTAAAGAAAACTCTTCATCAAAATCCATTAGAGATATTCCCACATAAAGGATCTGTCACCATACTCAGCACCAGAACTCCATCTAGTTCCATCACTATCTACAAAACCATCATCACTGTTGATGCCGTCCAGAACAAATCCAAATGGAGCCATATCTTGTTCGATTTGATTCTTTTGATCTTCATAGATTCTCTTACGAACATCCTGCTCCGTCATCTCTTTGAAGTAGTCTTGTGCTACTAACCAAGAGAAAATAACAAGACACATTGCCAAGTCATCATGGCAACCTTCCTCTGCCATGAATGTATTTTTCCTTTGTACAAAAGTTGTCAACTCAGCAATAATATCATAGTCAACCGTCATCAACTTATCATCTTCAAGTAAAGTCTTGAGGTTTGAACATCCCAACTTCTTAACTGCTGATGTCATTCTGACACCAAGTTGAGATTTTTTACCAGAGAAACCAGAACCGACAATTTGCCCAGCACGTCCACGCATCGAACACATCAATACGTTCTCATACTCAAGATCGAAGAATAAGATAGATGCTACTTGATCACCAATATCATTGACTTCAATCAGAGTATAAGCATAGTTGTATGATTTTGCAATATTATGAATGATGCTAGGAAATAGCATCGGTTTAATTTCATTATTTTTATATTTTGCTACTACCTTATATGGGAAATCGGTAATATCAAATACAATAAAAGCGGAATAGTCACCATCAATTCCTCTCGCAGTATCAACCGTGATAATGTAATTATGATCTTCAATTGGGTTTTCATAGATATCTAATCCGGCATTCTTTTTGATAGGATCATTATAGACAAGAGTTTTTAATTTTGAAACACTTATTAGTGTGTCTACAGATCCAAGAAATTCACATTCAAACTCAACACGGAACTGTTCTTCAGAAGTGTTGGCAATAGTTTGTTTTTTCCATTTCGCATTTCTGCCAGGAACTTCTGACCAATGAACCTCAGTTGCGACATATTCATTTCTACTCCTTTCAGCATCATGCCACATACGGTAGAAGTGATTCATACCGTGAGGGGTAGATACAATAATTACTTTTGTGCTTTTACCAGAAGTAATAGTAGGATAAACAGAGGCAAAGAACGAGTCAGCAATGTGATTCGGGACGAATGCGAACTCGTCGAGAAAGATGATGTTGAACGACATACCTCTGACAGCACTCGCAGATGTAGATGCTGCCAATATTTTACTGCCATTTTCTAACTCCAATGAACCTTTGTTCCATGCTA